CTTTTTCTTGAGCTCGATCCATTGCTTCAAAAGCCATTAGATATTGTGAATCCTCAATAATTACATTTTTAATTTCAAGACGTTTTGTATTTATATAATTAAGTACTTTGCTTATAGTTGAAACATCGCTTGAATTTATATAATTTCCATTAGGATTATCCTTACTTCAAATAGCATATTTACTACGCCATCCTTTAAAAGGAAGTGGTTTTGATGCAACATTTATAATAAAAGTTTCTTTCGGATCTAGTGTTCTAATACTTGATGATTTACCACTTCCACTAGCTCCTACGATAGCTATGAGATTTGCCATTAAAAACTAAATGTTATATTTTTCTTTTCTTCTACTCGTTTTGGAGTATCTAAATCTTTTTTATTTAACGTTTCTTTTTTGCAAGGTATATTGCCTTGTTCTGTTTGAAATTGTGTATAATCTGTTATTTCTTCTGGTTTTGGTAATTGTATTCACCATCCCACTGACCCATAAAATCCGAGATTAATTACTTGATTTGCAATTCCATATCTATTTTTACTTAAAATAACACTTCTATGGATTTGTCCAAGTCCTTGTTCTCCAAGAATTCTATAACCTCGATATGTTGCCAACTTTTCGCGAAATGGAAAATATAATTGCATTACTACGTCTGAATCCTGACTCGGAGATCCACTATCCTTTAAATCATTGAGTCCTGGTTCGCTTAAATCTAATTTGCGTCGTTCGATATTAGAAGACTCTCTATTTTGCTGCATTAATGCAAATCAAGACATTGGGAGTTTTCTTTTTAATGTAACCATATACGAAGACGCTAAATCAATTTCTTGTTTAAGTGTTCTTCCAGACGGAACGTTCATTAAAGCAAAATGATCAATTATTCCAATTGTCATTTGTTTTGGATTGTTGGGAATATATCTCTTTTTACCTTCAATTTCTTCAAAATGTCCAATGGTTTCTGCAAATTTAAGTGTTCTGGCATACAAAACATCTGCGTTTACACTTGTGTCTACAATGTCAATATATCCAATTATTGTAGATAATCATTTTTTAGCTTCTTTTAAATAACCATAGTTATTATCAGAAATTGGATTTTCAAATGAAAGAATATCATTTACAGTTAAATATACTCCAAATTCCTCTGCACAATACAAACTCATTAATTTTGCTAATAATACATCTGCCCCAATTTCAAGACTATAGTATTGAAAATACACTGGTTTGTCTTTGTTTTCGGATTTAAGTATATTATACATTATAAATAAGATATATGATGTTTTTCCAACACTAGAACTTGCTCCACATAAATAATATCTATGAGGTTGAATGCCGCCTATAAGTTTATCTAATTTGGACAATCCTGTAGAAATACCTATATTATCTCCTTTTCTACCTTTTTCTATAAGAGTTCATAAAAGTTCAAGTTCTGTCATTATATAGTTTCATATACATTAAATGTACTTTCCACTTGTCCTTCTTGTGGATGATCTTTTAGATATTGCAAATTGTCTCAACCATGACTACATACAAATTCTAATATACCTGTATTTATTTTATTATTTGCTTTTGCCCAATCCAATATTTCCATAATTTGTTTATGCTTTTCTGGATTGTGTTTTATTTGACTACCATAGTGAAAAAAGAATTCATCTAATGAATTAAACTTTTTTGCTATATTTTTAAGGGGATAATTCTTACCGTTTGCTACTAAATATGGAGGATAGTTTTGAAATAGTTCCATACCCATTTCTCCAGAACCTTTTAATCATCCTTTTAAAAAGTTTTTATTAAATTCAATATCATCAGGATTATAAGATTTTGGATTATAATCTTTATGAATAATTCCCTTTTCCTTTAATGACTCAAACAATGATTTAAGTTTAGATTGTCCACCATTAGAAAATCATTTTGCAAAATATTCTGGATGTCCTTCTTCTTCCTGTGCAAGAAACGTTAAATACACAAGAAGTAATTCATCTGCAGAAAGATTATACGCAATCATCAAATTTAAAATTGTATTTAATTCCAAAAATATTGTTAAATTTTTAAATTAATTTAACAACAATCATTTTATAGTATTTTATATACTTTAATACGTTGGAATATGTTAAAATCTAAATTTAATATCTTGTGTGTAAGTTCTTTCACGAGTTTCAATTTCCTCGCCAGCTAGAACTTTATCAAGCTGTTCTTCGTTAATTGTTATTACTTTAGATGTTTTACTATTTGAAAATCATTTTACCTCTTGAGTTCCTGCAATAATTAAAGTAAAAATTTCTGCAACTTTACCTTCTTCTGCTCGGATTGCTCTGCCAACACGTTGTCCACGACGAATTTTTGAAGAATCTGTATTTAATATGATTTCCGTGTTTATACCAGCAATATCTACACCTTCGTCGGCACTTTTCGATGTATGCATTACTCCACATTTATCTTTATTAAATTTCTCAATGGTTTCTTGATTCTGCTTTTTTGATTTTTTAGAATGTAAAACATAACCTGGACCAATCGATTCTGACTGTTTAATTGTAGAAGAAAACGTTAAGATTTTTTTATCCTTTCGAGCTTCAATTATTTTTCTAGTAATTTCAAGTTTTTTAGGATGATTTGCTATAAACTCTTTTCTCTTTTTTAAGTTTCTAACAAATTCCATAGCCATTGCTGTTACAACTTTTGCTTCTACGTGCTTTTCTTTTGCAATCCTATTTCTAATTTTAAAATCAG